AATACCTTCTTCCAAAACAGGCCGTTCTCGAATTTCTAATTCGGATTGAACCTCCCATAATGTTCCACCAGCCAATAATCGTGATGAGAATTGCCGTGTAAAACGAGCCTCTTGATCCAGCAATCCCAATCCACCAAGGAGGTTGATTGTAAAAAAGCTCGCACCCTCACGCGCATGCCAACGATACCATCCTTCAAAAATCGCGTATTGATCACGGCGCATGATCCAGCGCACAGACACTTTACTTGGAACATCCGTAAAGCGCCTGCGGTGACGTGCTAAACCAGCATCCATTTCGGTGCGGATAATGGTTTCACCGGGTTCGACGTTATATCCCTGAACTGTGGGTAAGGGCAATGTTTCTGGCCATGTAATCGTGGTCATGAAATCCTCTTCAATATATACTCTGATTCCGATGAATTATCTTTATGTTCAAATTAATGCGCAGGATTACGTTTGTACCCATGGCGCAAATGACCCTGTGAGTTTAAAGCCAGCGACTGACGGTAACGGTGCTGCCTATACCAAAGATCAAATTAAAATAGAGCAAGGCCGTTTAAATGATCATCTTGAATCTCAAGGTGTGAGCAATTACTCAATCCGTATCCAGTAATCATCGATAACTCCCAGCCGCAGGATTAAGTCCATAACGTCTTTCTAATGTTGGAGCCATGCCCTCACCGCGAGAGACATTACGTGTCATTGTATTTTCGATCTCTTCAATAATGATATTCAAATCCAAACCACCTGATCCGTCTCTTTGTACATCAGTGCGTGCGGTAGCATTGCTCGCATGGTTGTGAACATTCACACGCACATTGACTTTATCGGATGACCCAAGCGCACCGCCCAGCAACTTCATTTGACCTGGCGTAAAGACGGCCTCACCACGTTTCGCAATAATTGGCACTTCATCACCAACAACGCCACCCGTGTGGAATTTAGGAGCGCCAGCAAATACGAAAGGTGAAACGGCTTTAGATAATAATGAATCGCTGCCAATCACACCGCCTGTGTGCGCCGTTGCTGTTTCTGATCCACCAAAGAGGCTTCCGACAAAATCCCCGAGAGCATTTGATAATGGTTTTGTTACAGAAGATTGGATTTGCATCCTAATCATGTCCGATATGATTGAATCAGCCAGTGATGCAAAATCGAGTTTTCCTGTTTTGACAAAATCAACCAGCGCATCTTCCATACTACTAAAAGCATTGGTGACAAGATTTTCTGCACCTGATGCCGCATCACTTGCCTTATCAAAGACTGATCGAAAGCCACGTTTTAATCCGTCTTCCCAGATCTTAGAATTTTGTAAATCTTCATCACGCGCCTTGGCGATCATATCTTGATATATCGTCTCAACTTGTGATGCGAATTCATCATAACCAACTTTGGTTTGATCAAGGCTCGATAAAGCTTCTGTTTTCCAAGTATCGGCCTTGGTGATTGCTGCGCCCATTGCATCGGTCAATTCATAATATTGCACGCTGATATCGGCCACTAATTCACGGCGTTTCTCTTCGGCCTTGATACTTTCATTTTGTGATTTGCGATACGCGGTTTCAGATGTTTGAAGATTATAGATATCAGCAACTAAGCCTTTCACCTCAGATGCATAGGCTTCATGCTCTTCTGTTTGGGCATCGGTTAAATCCAATCCTAATTTACGCAGAGCTTGGTCTTGTTCATTAGCAATCATCGCCTTTTTAAGAGCATCACCACCTTGCAATCTTGCACGGTTTAAACGCTGTAATGCACCTTCTTCGATTTGTAATTCAGAGATACGTTTTTGTATTTTTGATCGCTCAGTATCAGATAACGGTGTGACTTCTGGCTTAGTGTTGATTGTAGCTGAGGTTGGTGCATCCGCTTCCTTCTTCGGGTTACGGATATTATCCAATGCTGATGCTGCACGTTTGGCGGCAAGCTCTGCGGCAAGGAGGGCATGAACTTGCTGTTGAATATCTTCGGCCTGCTCACCAAAATCAGGATATTTCGTTGCTAATTTAAACAGCGCATCAGAATATTCCGTTGCTGATAATTGCCCTGAATTAAATGCCTTTCGGATATTGTAAAGCTCACCTTCGAGATCTGTTCCGGCACGTAAAAACTGATCCCAAAACCCACCAATCCCTCCAAGACGAAGTTGTTTTTGCAAGGCTTCAATATTGTCTTTGGCGGTCTCGAGCTGTTTTGTGTAACGATAGACACTTTCTGTTTCACTTAAGGCTTCGGTGGTATCATCAGCCGCATCTGCTGTTTCTATTAATTGTTGTTTGATTTCTTTTAATTCTTCGGCGTGATCATTCGCTGCTTTGCGTGCAACATCATGTCCCGATGCCAATTTTAAAATGGCAACACCAGCAAGGACGGCGACACCCATAGGGCCACCAACCAACATCAGAGCAGATCGAAACCCAATCATTGCGATAGAGGCTAGCTTGGTTGCAGCTTCAACCGCGATTAACCTTGCTGCAAATCCTGTTGATAATGTATTGGCCATTTGCAGGCCAAAGATCAATCCAGCATTCCCAGCAATGGATGTATTAAGGAGTGTGACACCGCCTGCAACGGTTCGGGCAATAATCAAACCACCAATGGCAGTTACAGCGAGATCGGCGTTTTTAACTAAAAATGCTAATCCCTCAGCTGTTGTTGCAATCACATTGCCGAGCATTTCACCAAGATCACGCGCAGCATTTTGAATGGCTGGATCATTCAACGTATCGGTTAATGTCCGATACCCCTCAGTCATGCCATCAATAAATCCACCAGCGGCAATGGAACGCTCAATCTCTAAAATGGCATTATTGAAACGGTTTAATTCAGCTCTAGCATTTTGAGATGCGGCAGGAACACCATCACCGAATGTCTTTCGAATTTCAGCGGCAAATTTAGGCAGGAAGTCTTCGGCGATAACCTTTCCTTGCTCAAGCATTTTATCAAGCTCTGCTGTGGTAATACCCATACCACGTGCTGCCAATTGAAACGCACCATATAATCGTTCACCCAATTGCCCACGCAATTCCTCGGCCTGTACCTTCCCTTTGGACATGACTTGTGTAATGGCGCGAATAGCACCATTGGTTTGATCGGTCGATAATTGTAAGACCGTTGCCGCCTCACCAATGGCCGTAAAAATATCACGGGTGGCTTGCCCCTCCAATGTTGTGCCTTTGGCAGCGGCAGTGATCTGCATATAGGATTTTGAAATCTCAAGCAGATTCAAACCAAGGCGTTCGGATTCACTTTCCAAGTACGCCATTTCATCGGCGGCTTGCTTCGATGATCCAGTGATTGACACAAGCGCAGTGCTGACCCCTTGAAAAGCCATCCCTGTTTCATTGATAGAGCGTGCAGAGTTAAATAATCCACTCAATCCAGCATAAGCTGCAACCAGCCCCACAGCCTGACGAAATACGCTATTTAACGCGCGTGCTGTTGTATCGACTGCCTTTAATCCAGAGTTTGCTGGGGCCGTGGATCGTGTGATCTTTTGGAAAGCCTTCTCGCCTGTTCCACCAATCCGTTGGAATTGGTCTTCGACCTTCTTCCCATCAACCACCGCCAAGCGGATCGACATTGTTTTTTGTGAACGCATTTATCAATCAGTTTCAGTTTTTGTTTAAAAGAGCGAGGGTCACGCCACGGGCGATGGCTGGCAGGAACTCGCCCATGGCGTGATTTTTATATCCCAATGATTGCGCTAAGGCGAGCGCATCAGATAATGGGAAATCTTGTCTAATTTGAGGGGCGATGCGGATTGCAACATCCCATGCCTCAAAACCCTCTAGGCTTTTTGGGCTGTTTTCTTCGAACGGGCATGTTTGGCACGTTTGGGGGCAGTTTTGGCAGTAGGTTGCACCGTCTCCGAAGTGCCATTCGGCTCGGCGCTCAAGTCTTTTTTTTCGGCTTCGATCAACTCCCTGACACCTGTATATTGCTGTGAAAAGCTGGCGGCAATTGACCAAAATCCAGTCATCAACTCATCAATTTTTTCAGGTGTCACAGGGGCTTTTTCTTCACCATCAGCTTCCAATATACCTTCCCAATCGATAATTGCAGAGCGTGCCAAGCCACGTGCCAGATATTCTTCGGCCAGCGCCTCTCTAATCTCAGGGTTTTCGACATCAGGTAGACCATCAAGAGACGCACCGATCTCTTTGCGCTTGCGATATTCTTCACCAATATCCTGTAATCGTTTATTCATGAAAGCCCGTGCCGCATAAAATATTGGGCTATTGCAGGGATGGACTTGAACACGGACACCAAGCCCAAGTTCAATCCAATAAGGTTCTGTTTGTATATTAAGTTTCAGCATGGTTAATAAATCTCCACATCATTAATCAGGGTTATTGTCATCATGTTTCCAACGGTGGTGTCATTTGCGCCTTGAAAGTCGTATGAGGCCTCAATACCATTTGGACCAGAGACAGATCGTTTTGGTTTTGGCAAATACACTTCATGGCATGTGATCACAAGCTGGCGATTTCCATCGATGACATAGGATAATTCCAAATCAATCGGCGTGCCTGCGCGTGCATTATCCATGAGGGCGTTATCAGCATATCGAACCGAGATGTTCCCACTCAACATCGCAACCCCCGGATCAACACCGTCAACTTTTCCATCATCACGAATGGTTTCGATCTTTTCCAAATTATTACTATAAGTCACCGAAGCAGACGTCACATTGGCCAGAACTGCACCGCCTTGTTTGATTGATCCTTGAAATTGTGAAAATCTGGTATATTCAAACTCTATTTCGCTATCACTGATAGAGGCCACTTGTGGTCTTTCAGCCTGACCAATCAAGCCGACAGTGATTTGTGCTTCACCTGATCTGGCAAAATTAAACGCCATGCTGTTTGCACGTACGCCCATGAATAATGGATAGTCGGGAATTTCAGGAAGACCAGTTTCAATAGCGATGCTTGGTAATGTGATCGCACCTGATTTAAAGACATGGGTGTATGGATCATCACCTGTTGTGGTTGGCGCATTTAATAATGCTTTAAGCCATAAACCAACATTACGAAGATCCACAGGAACAACGATATCGCCATCAACATTAATCACATCTTGAAATGGGGCTGTGGGGTCACGCCCAAGGCCAAGCACATTTGATTCAATCAAGCCTTGTGATGAATCCAGATCACTGGATACAAAAGGGATGAGGTGAAAATTGGCAGCAAGTGGCGGTGTTCCATAAGCTGTTTCAAAGCCCAATAACATTCGGGCGTTCCATCCATAAGCACGGGACATGAGTATATTCTCCTTTATTGAAGTGGGTTGGTGGTTGAGTATTCAAGTGTTACAGGTACGACCGCCGCTTTAATTGCAGGGCCACCTTCAACGGGTTCGATAATAAATTCAGGTGAGCCGGTGATCATATAATCAACTGCGCCATTGAGGTATGGATCAACAACCAAGGCTGATCCAATTGCAACAAGCAGACTATCCAGCGCAAGGTCACGCACTTCATTATCGCCATTTTGTGACAGCACTTCGATTTCAGCTTGGTGCTGATAATGGTAGCGTGTCGGTGACAATGTGATCTCTGGTTCTCCTGCATCGCCATCACGAAGAATGACCAAACCTGCCGTTGGTATTTTGACAGGCAGAGGATCATTACGCGTGATCGTGATGTCGGTTAATTCGTTTTTCAGGCATAAAAAAAGCCCCTGAAGGGCTTGTTCGCGTTTTGATATCATTGAAAGCTATCCTATAAATCTAGTTCACAAACGATAGCTGAGTGATCAGATATCTTATTCTCTCTAACATGATGAATATGGTTGACGTTTTTTATGCTAGATTTTAAATCAGGACTTGCATAGACGTAATCAAGGCGAAAACCATTGTAATCAGAAGATGTCCCGTTTTCTTTATTTCGCCTTTTCCAATACCAAGTGTAATCTGAAATTTCAGCATTAAGATAACGCCAAGTATCAATAAACCCTAAATCTAATAATTGCTGCATATATTTTGAGAGCTTAAAAGGTGTTCCTTGAGCATCTTGTAAAAGTCCCGTGTTAAAGTCTCCAAGCATGATAGTTTTATTTTTATTTTGAACAGCATAATCAATAATTTTTTGCCAAAATATTTCCTTTCGCTTATCACCTGAAATCCCATATCCATTAGCGTCAAATTTACTATCTGTTGCACCTGGCACATGCACACTTAAAATATTACAATCTAAATCCGGTAAATATATAGATATCCATCTTTGAGTATCTATAAAATCACCCGCATCAATAATTTCAAAGGCGTATCTGGATGCGATATAAACACCATTTTCATTCTTATCTGGAAATGCACTTTGTTGAAAAATTAGACCTTTTTCTTCCAAGCACGCCGATATCAGATGTTCATTTGTATTTCTAAATTCTGTCAGAGCAATAAAATCACAATCAAATTCTGTTATTGAATTACAGATATCTACAATACGTTTACCGCCTCCACTTTGAATATTCCAAGTTACTAGTTTCATTCTTAATCCTTTAAAGATAATTTAAACAGTATAGGCCTTTTCATCACTATTCATCTGGCCAATAGCGCAATATGAATTGCGGTATTTTACCATTCCATTTCTCTGCTTCTTTTTTAAAACTTAAGTGCTTTGGCATCTTTACTTGCGGTACGAGCCAAAACATCACAACGCTTGTTAGCCCACGACCTGTTCGAAGTGTTCGATTGCTGGCTTTTTTAAAATTCCGTAATTCCCCTGTCTGGCGTTTATAGGATGGTTGCATGTCTTTTGCGATTAACAGAGATGGTCCATTCCTGCGGTAAACAAATTGCAATCGTATACCACGCGCCTTTTCAAAATTAGCTGGTGTGGTTTTTTTACCCATGATCCGTTTTGGTGCATTGGGGGTTGGTATCGCCAGCCAAAATCCATCTTTAGATCGGATCGTGGTTCCCTGATCAAACCCCTCCATGATCTTGCTGGCACGTGTATAAACAACTGCCGCCGCACGGGTCGAGATTGTTCCTTTAGGATAAACAGCATCTCGCCATGTGTTGGCAAGACGCTGTCCCAATCCAGCGGATAAAACCTGTCTTCGCATTGTCATCTTTAGGCCATCGGAGGCTTCTCCAACCGCACGGGTGACAGCATATTCAGCGCGTTTATATTCACGTTTCATATGCTTTTTTAGGTCACCTTTGAGAGCTGCCTTCAATCTCATAAGTTTCGACTTTCATCACTAAATTATGTTGATCCATCACTGGTTCACCTTGGATTTGATAATCACGATCATTTACATGGATTTTATCCATGACACGTCCCGTGGGAACATCGCCTGCCTT